CAGCGCCCATCGCGAATAGTTCAGGCTCAGTCACCAATCAAGCTATTCAGGTTTTACAAGGTCCTTATATTACCAATACTTATGGAGGAGGAATACAGTGCCAAGGTCCCACTGTAAACTTCACTCCATTCGTTACAGGTAATGTGTCTTCACAAAAACCTTTTGAAGATTATTGGGATAGTCCTGTCTATGATATGACTACCGATGACGATGGCAATTTAAACAATCCTGGGGACATATTATACTACGTTCCGACAAGAACTGGACAGAAAGATAACTATAATCTTTCTATTGGTTTCTCTGCTACATGGTCTAGACCACAGGATAAAAAACTACAAGCACTATGTAAAGAAGCAGCGGCAGCAAACATTGCATTAATGAACCAGCAACAAGCTAATAAGAGATTAGATTTTGAGATCGCAAGACTTAAGAATTGTGGAGAATTATTGAAGTCTGGAATTCGCTTTGCTCCTGGCACAAAATATGCAAAGATCTGTGAGGATGTACAGGTCCAAGGTGTAAACTTTATGGTTCCACATACACATAAGATTGAGAAGTAATTACTTTTTCTTTTTCTTAGGTTGTTTAAGTGGTGGCAGTCCTCTCTTCTCACGAAACTTATTCGCTTGAATTTCATTAGCAGATAATTTAGGAGGTTCCTTACCCAGCAGTTTTTGGATCTTCTTGATTATCTGCTTTACTATGGGTTTAACAACCTTCAATAGGAGAGGAGTTGCTGTAGCAGCAGCAGTTGCCACAACAGCAATCGATGCTGTGGTTGTGACTTGTCCTGCTGATGGAATTGCTTTAATGATTTGATCAGGTATCTTTAGATCTTCTTTGATAGGGATACATTCTTTGCCTATCAGTTTATACTCTACAATTTTTTTAGTTCCACCTTCTACCAACGTGCCGATAGGTTCTTTAAGTTCCTGTGCCTCTGTAGGGCACTTCACTTCCGCTGTATTGATCTTCTTTGGTATCTCGGGCGTCTTTGTCTCTGGTGCTTCTGGAGGGGGTGCTATAGGAGGCACAGGCGTCTCTTGCTCAAACTTCAATTTGTTTGAATTGTAATCAATTGGATTGAATGATGGTGTCTGACCATCACAATATGTCTTGACGCCTTTTGGATCAGCGTCTTCCAACATATTATTTTCGTTCACCTCATGTGCCTCAACACAACCAGGGATGTCCACGATTGGCACACCGATCTGGTTTGTTATAGGAACAGGAACTTGTAATGCTTGAGGTGGTTCTAACAAATATTCAGGTGTGAAGGGGATACGAATGATATCAATATCCCCTCCCTTAATTCTAATATCAGGTATGTCCATTAGCAATCATTAAATGTTTCACCAACTTGTGATCCAATATCAGAACCAACTTGCTGACCTAAGAGCAACGCCCATCCACCTGCCAACCATCCGATGTAAGGGATGCCCGACAGTGCAGGAACTGCTACGCCAGCGGCAATAGCACTACCTGCCATTGCACCTTGAGACCGTGCTCCAGCGTCCGCCCTGATACACTCTTCGCTTTTTACAAGAGACTTTCCCTCAGTGTCTGAGACAACACCTCCAATGTTACGAATGCCGTCCATCGTGTATTGCTGGAAACCATATTCACTACGTCTCTCAGTATTAGGTCCAAACAATCCTTTCTTATGTTTGAGTAACTCTAGAGATTTTTCAGAGTTTAGAATAGCAGGATCGTTTGCTTTGTATTTGATTGAGTATCCATCGGGTCCAGCATTTAATTCATAAGATGAGTAGTCACCTTTAGGAATATTAATTACAGGAACCTGTGGTACTTTTGGTTGTCTTATGTAGTAACCAACTAAACCTATATGTGATACAGCAAACAAAGCACCAATTGTACCAATCAAGATCTTGAACGTAGAAGGTTTTTTTGTCTTCTGTACAGGAAGATCTTCCTTGTCACTGTTGAATAAGTTCATGGTTAGAATGGCAAAGCAGGACCTGTTGTTTCAGGTAACTCAGGTACAGCAGCATCAACCATACCAGGGAGAGCGCCAGCAATTGCTTCTGTTGCTGCTTTAGCTACCTTTTCTTTTGCGTCTTCGATGATTGCTTCTCTGTTTAGATAAACATAAGTGCCGCCACCAACGATGCCTGCCGTTCCAACGAACGACAAGACTGCGAGTACATTAATTATCTTTTGCATTTTGTTCCTCTTTTTTACCAATAGATGGTGCTTTCTTTGGAGCAGATCCGTTCTTGGCAGGAGACAATCCGAACGCAGCTAAGGATCCACTGAACACCGAGGCGATGAAGGTCGGATCAAAATCTAAAATCTTTTGACCATTGGGCAAGCGAACGTAGCTGAATGTAAGAAGGGATGCAGACCAGATAAGGACTACAACTTTCACTAAATTACCAAGAACTTCACTTTTATCTTCATCATTATCCTTCTCTTCAGCAACGACTGGTTTTGTGTCAGTCATATTATTAGAGTTAGGCAGCTCTATTTATGCCTGTGCCTCTGTCCAGGAGAAACGTGCGTCAACCGATCTGTTACCACCAGCGATGTTAGTAACACGAACCGCTAGAACCTCAGGTCCATCAGGGAAAATACCAGTTGGGTTAGGTGCAGTGGATGTATCATAGTTATTAGATCCACCACCTAAGATACAGTTAGAGATTTCTTTAACGTCAGATAGATCATAGAACTTAACGTCGTTATCAGCGTAGAAACCGAAGATAACCTCACCACCTAGTAGATCAGTTGCCGAAGAAAGAACTGCATATTGTGCAAGAGATGTACCACCCACAGGCAACCATGTGTTATTAGTATCTGGTACTGGATTTAGTACAAGTTCAACGAAGAACTTACCAGTAGCAGAGATGTCAACCTGACGAAGAACCAACTGCATTCTATTGATTAGTTCTCTAGTACCAAAGTTACCTTGGATACCATTGTCAATAGATGGTGCTACACGTAGAGCAAGGATTGCTCTCGTTTGACCAGAAGAAATATTACGCTGAGTTTTCGTACCAACAGTGTAAACATATGCTCGGTCATTGTCTAGTCTACCATCCATGATGACCGAAGAACCCCAGTGACTAATCTGTGGAACAGATGTTGCTGCTAGTAGTTCTACAGATACAGGTTGTGTAGCACTGTAGTTAAATGTCTCTGCTGTTCCTCCACCCAGAGGAGCAAAGGTAACACCAGTTGGGTTTGCTGCAGTAACTGCTTTACTTAGTGCAACGTTAACACCAGCGATAGAATGTACAAATGTATCTGCAGGGATACCAGCACCAATAACTCTTTGTCCTTTCTGAATACCAGTTGCAGAACTTACAGTACCACTAGATACACCAGATGCAATAGTTAGATCAACGTTGGTATTACCTGCTTGCTCTCTGGTAATACCAGTAAATGAACCAGATTTTGCACGAGCAAGAGGAGACAATGCAGATCCAGTGGCAGCGTTCAATGCAATACCAGTAGAATCTCCTTGCGTATCAGTGATCTTAAATGTTGTTGCGTTAGGAACTGCAGCAACAAAGTATACTTTATTAGCAACTACATTAGAGAATGGAGTATCGAAGATAATAGTTTGTTGTCCACCAGGAGAAAGACCTGTTGTAGATGCAACTTCAATTGTATCTGCAGCTGCACTTACGTTGATAACATCTTGAGAGAATGCTGTTTTACCAGTGTAGTTAATATACTCTCCCTCACCTGCTGTAGCAGAAGTAGATCTCTTAAGGGCGAGAGTTCCTGCACTAGGGAAGTCTGCTAGATCACTAGCAACAAACAAAGTAGTATCAGAGTTAGAGAATGACTTTGTTGTAACTGTTGATGGTGGAACAGTATTAACTTCATAACGAGCAGGTAAGTTACCTGATCTCATGTATGCTTCAGTGTTCTGGTTGTTGTTAGGGATCTTGTGAGCGTAGATAATGTCACCATTCAATGCACGGAAACCCCAGCGAACAAAACCAGCACCATACCAAGAGTAGTCCATGTAGAACATCTGCATCTTGGTTGGGTCAATGGTATAACCAGTCTTACCAGTACCATCACAACGGTCAATGTTCCAGTCTGCCTGCGCCCATTCTGTTTCTACAGTCTTAGTTACAGGTACATTACCTGCAGATGGTCCACGATAGTCAGGGAAGATAACCATCTGTGTATCAGAGATGATACCATCAATACGATAGGAAGAACCACGGATGACAACATAATCACCAGGTTTCAACTGTTTAGAGAACTTAGTGTTCTGTCCATTAACACTAGTGAAACTTGAGATCAGGGTGCTTCCATTAGTAACACTAACTCTACCAGAAAGTTGGAATGTAGATGTTCTACGAACAACACTTAGACCAGCGTTTGCCCAGCGGAAGAAGATACCATTCTGTTGGTCCATCATACCAATCTCAAGATTGGTTCCATAAGAATTGATAGGAGTTACAGTGTATTCACCAGCACCTGTTGCCTCTGATGGTGCATTTGCAGCAGTGTACTGGAAGGTATGTGGGTCAATAATATTAGTTACAGTGTATTGACCATTATAATTATTGTCTGTTACTCCACGAACATCAACAACAGTATCTCTAGTTACATTATGTGCGTCAGCAGATACAACAGTTACAGTAGTACCAGATGCTGTGATGCTATCAATGTTTTCAATTGCAGGTTCTAGAATAGAACCAGTAGAGAATGCTACACCTTTACCAGACTGATAACGGAAGTAACGTTTGGTTTGTCTGACTGCCTGTTGATTTTTAGAGTGAGAGTTTGTGGAGAACTTAACACCACCGTCAAACGCTCTATGAATTGAGTTGCCTTGTGGTCTAGGATATAGTTTGATAGTACCAGTAGCAACAGATCCCGATGGAGATGCAGTTCCAGGATAGTAAATGAATACTGTTGGACTTACAACACTAGCAACAGTCCATGATCCGTTTACATTTGTACCAGCAGATCCAGCAATAGCAATCTCGTTACCAACTTCTAGACCATGTGCTTGAGTTGTAGTTACCTGAATTCTATTATCACCAATTGCAGCGAGTGATACAGTGCCACCAATATCAGATCCAGTGTAATGAATACCAGAATAGAGTGCTGTTCTTGCGCTATCCCAGATACCACCAGAGGATAGGGTCCACTCAAATGCAGCAGTGTATGTGAAATCTGTAGAACCAGAAACACTGTCAACAATAAAGACACCGTTAGCAGCAGGGAAGTTAGTATCCTGCATGAAGATTGCAGTACCAACAGCAGGTCTAGTAGAGACACCAGTGTTTACAGATACTGTAATCGATCTAGAATTTTGTACTGCTTGAACATCAGTAATGGTGATTGCATTCTCAGATTTATATGCAAATGGGTTGTTGTTGATCATCGACAACGCTTCCCACTTCGTGCTCTGAGTTCCATACTCAAAGTCAGTATCAATCTGTGATTGTGGGTTAGAAACTTTAGACTTGTTTACAGCGTCGTTATATGTTTCTGATGGTTTGATAGTTTCTTCAAAGTCATCAACAATAATCTGCAACTGGTCTGTGTCAGACATTGAAGTTGTGTCATATGACAAGACAACTCTGGTCGTCGTAACGTTACGAATATCAGTCTGAATACTGTAGGTAGTAGCAGTCAGTTCTGGATCAGAGAAGTTATAGATTACCTTGTTATCGGTAACGTTGGTGATAAGAATTAGGTTCTCTCGCTGAACGCCACCAGGAATAATAACCTCACGCGCCGAAGCATCAAAGAGATAATAGTTACTCTGAATAGTTTTCCTTGCCATTACCTATGTTCCTTTGGAATATTTTATGCTTTATCTATTTATCAGACACCGTACCTAGCACGAGTGGCGTTGAAGTTTTGGGATACTTGTGCTGCTGATAGTGCAGAATTGTATATTCTAACTTCTCCATACTTACCATCAAAGTAACTTGAACCATTAGTATTAACTCCAATTCTAATATTTTCTCCACTACTAAAATCGATAGCAGAAGTGTTGTTAGATAGAGCAGTATCTTCTAAATTGCCATCAACATACAATCTCATTCTACCCTGATTGCTTCCAGCTCCACCAGTTTGATCATAAGTTCCAACATAATGTTTCCATCCAGTGTCACTTGTAAAGAACTCAGTCTCATCTAGGAAAGTTCCAGTATAAAATCTCCAGTCCATACTATCACCACCAGAATTACCACGTCCAAGATAACATTGACCTGTGCCAACTTGGTTGGTTCCAATAGAAATTCCAGAACCATCGTTTGTATAAGTATCAACTCTCAACCATGCTTCTACAGTTAATGCAGTAACTGCTCCAGGATTTAATCCC